TTTGGATTGGAGTGCAATCCTTATCGACAACTTTATACCGCATTTCCTCAAGTTCGTCTACCTGACCTTCAAGAAACTCGACAATGTTGTTAGTCTTCTTAGCTGACATAAGCGAAATAGGGCCAATTAGGCCATATTTGCCCTGATAAGCCTCTGCAAATTTGTCTGTTACATCAACTATGCCGTTATAAAATTTTTGCAACGCTTTGTGTTTTGCGTAGCTGCGCGTGTTTAGATGCGTCGAGTGAGCCACATCGCGCGCAAGAAACAATGTGCCTACAAAGTCAGCGCAAGTCATTACATCATTCCTTCAGGGGCTTGTTCTGGCATTTCAGGCATTTCCATAGGCATTTCCATAGGCATTTCCATAGGCATTTCCATAGGCATCTCAGGCTGCTCCCCCATTTCTGGGGCTTGCTGCATCTGTTCGTCCATCTGCGGTACTTCGCGCATTTCAGGTGAACCGCCGATCAAGTCGCCTGTATCCAGAGCGCCTGCAATCGTACCCATGACAATATCTTGAATTTGCTCAGGTGTCATGCTGTTCTGTACCGCAGAGATGCGCTTGGTTTCAGCTTCGTAAGCCTGCACTTCAGCCTTGTACTTGTCGATGGCAATCTTCTGCTGTTCTGCACTGTCTTGGATATTCTCCATGATGTCAGACACGCGGTTAAGTTCTTGCGACAGGGCTTCAATCTGTTGCTTGGCAGCCATGACTTCTGGCGATTGATCGCCTTCTTCCAAGACTTTAGGGTCAAGGATTTTCTTGAACCGTGCGGCCATTTCCTGCGCTCCGGGCCAATCCATGTTCTTAATGAACAGATCGCCAGCCACAGTCCAAAGCTGCGGGTTGGATTGCAGGATCGTTGACATGGCGTCAAGCGCCTCTTGACGCTTGGTCATGTAGCCGGGGCCAGTAGTGACCATAACGTCGTATGTGCCGATTGACGGGTTGTAGATTTTCTCTATTATACCGCCGTTTTGGTCGCGGATTTCCTTAACAGGCTCTGGCTGCATAGGGTCCATTTTGACCATGCTGACTTCGCCATCAACGCCAATGATGCGTGCAATGCGCTGCGTGTCGTAAATCTTGGGGATAATATCGACAAGCTGGCGGGTAATGTGACGGATCGCACGGGCTAGGTTGTCAACATAGTGGTACGTGCCAACATCGCCCTGCTTTTCGCGTGCAATGATGGCTTTTGCAGACCGTTCGTTGCCTTGTTGGCCCAAAGATGCGTCGTACTGGCCGGTGGTGGACTTGATGTCCTCGCCAGCGCCCATTTTAGCCTGTATCAGCCCTGTTTGCGGTAGCGGGGGTGCTGCACGCTGCGGAAGCGGCAATACGTTCCCAGCGCCGTCTGTAACGTCTGGGTTGACTTCCAAATACGGCCAGTTGGTTGTGTTGGCAGTCTTCCACTGCTGTTCGTAGCCTTCAAATTGGCCGCCATACGCAATAAATGGTGCTTTTGGCGCCAGCGCCAGCATTTCTGCTTCTTGGCTGGTCCAGTAGTTATACATACGCTGGGCGTCCTTGGCGTTACGCACAAGCCCGCTGATGTACAGCTTGCCTTCGACTTCCCATTCGTTACCAACAACGCGCACGACAGGAATAAACTTGCCCGGCCATTCGCGTTCGTCGAGGATGTCAAACCCGTTGGTTTTCATCCACATAATTTTTTCGCGGTCTACTTCGCGTGAGCGGATAGGCTTACCAAACATGGCCTTCAGTTCTGCGTCCTGCGGCGTACCGCTAAATGCAGTCTGATTGTCAGGATACAGGTGCAGCGTAGCCTTTTCATACGTCCTGTAAAAGTATTCTGCGATGCGTATGGTGTCTTCAGCCAGCCACTGCGCCATGCTTTCGTTGCCGACGCCTTGCGACATGATGGTCGAGATAGGCGCAGCGTCTGGGAACATACGCTCATAGTCAGACTTGAGGATGTCTTCGGTTACGAAGCAATACTCAGCGTCTGATCCGCATGGGTCTTGGATTGTGGGGTCCATGTAAACGCTGAACGAGTTACGCACACGCACGATGCGGATGTCTTGGTCGAAGCTGTCTTCGTTGCAATACTCAGTCAGCAGGCGGATATAGCCTTCGCCGTAAGTGACTTGGTTGTCGCAGGCGGTGTCATACGCAACGTCAGCGTCCGACATATACTCGATGTGGCGCATGACGCCGTTGAAAATCTCTGCAACTTGCACGTCCGCATTGTCATCGGCGGGGATGACCTTGCCGCTAGGTCGGTTTTGACGCTGTTCGTTAGTGACTTGGCGGACGTGCTGCGGCAATTTGTTGATCGTCAGGCATGGACGTGCGTTAATTGTCTGCCCTTGGACACTTCCGCGGGTCGCCAACACGTCAGCAGGCCATTGCCACTGGTTGTCAGGGCTACCAGCCATGAACCGAAGGTCGTCCAGTTCGTCTTCACGGCTGTCCGAGTACGCAGCCTGCGCCATTTGCAGGCGCGACCGCATGGTTGCCATCTTGTCATGGTCGTCGCCAGACGTTTTAGGCGGGTTAGAGCCTACGTTGGCGACTTTGCCTGCGGTGTTGATGCCTGTGGGGTCGGCCATGTGCTATTTCTTGCCCTTCTTGGCGGCTTCTCGTTTGACGCTGTACGCTATCGCAACAGCCTGCTTCACAGGCTTGCCAGCGTTTACTTCAGCCTTGATGTTCTTGCGGAACGCGGCTTTACCTGTCGATTTGACGAGCGGCATGGTTATTTCTTTTTGCCCGTTGGCGTGGGCTTCATCATCGTCGTTGTACGGATGACTTGTGGCGCTTTTGGCGCTGGTGTTTTAGCTGGCATTTTGACGGGTGCGCGGCCACCGGCTGCGCTTGTCGTGCCTTCGCGCGCCAAAATCTTCATGGCTGCTGCTTTGCGGGCTGGATCGCGGTTAGCCATAGCGGCCTTTTCAGCCTTAATAGTACCAGACTTGTACAATGTTTTGGTGTATTTGTTGGCTGGCATTTACTTACCCTTCTTAGCTGGTTTAGCTGTTTTGGCGCTCTCTTTGAACGCTTTGGCTGTTGGTGCGCCTTTAGCGCCGGGTTTACGCATCTTTTCGCCAGAACCAGCCGCAATGCGGGCCTTCTTGGCATGGATATTGGCATATAGTCCGGGCTTCACGAGCAATTCCACCTTTTCAAACTAGCCTTAGCGCGGGTACCATCCTTAGCTTTGGCTGCTACAGCGCCCATGCGGGCGCAAAATGACGCTTTGCGGCCTGCATCGGCCTTTGTCTTCGGGTTGGGCGCTGGCGCCTTCAGCTTAGAGCCTGTCGCAGCGTTGTATTTAGCACGGCCTTTGGCGGTCAGCCCCGCGCCCTTGGCGGCGGACAGCTTCTCTCCACGGCCAACTGACAGCGACACAGACTTTTTCTTGTCCGCCATGCTTACGAACCCATCCAGCTTGTAGAAATTCCTTGTGGAGAATAACTGCTCATGCGTCGCTTGTCAACGCGTGCTTCGCGGTGTGCGATAGGAAATGCAAAAGTCACTGCAATGGCGTCCGCAGCGTCTGGCGAGGCCAGTCCGCGCGACTTCATGTCCTTCTTGCTTTCGAGGAAGATGGTCCCCTTGCTGTCGGGCTTTATCTTAGGGCTTATCAGGTCAGTTTTCAGGAACCTGTCGTTGGGTATGTGCGCCGTTTTCAGCCAGTCACGCATGGCGCCCCACATTTCAGCACGCTTGTTTCCGTACATCATCTGCTTCATGGCCTTATTGCCGAAGTTCACGCCGCGTATCTTGTACCGCTGCTCTTTCAGCCGGTCTACGATGCCTGCGCCCAGCCCGCCTTCGTCGATGACGACCAGCGCAGGCTTATACTCTTCGATAGCGTCGATGACATGGCCTACCACTTCCATAGTGTCAGCGCCTTTCAGCCGCTTGATGGCGATGATGTCGCGGCCCTGCCGCACAGCGATGACGGTGGCGTCAGCGCCAAACCGCGCAGGGTCAACACCGATGGCGATGGGCGCCGTTTCGTCCTTATACTTGGGCCGTGCCATTGCGTCGTCCACCAGATTGACGCCGATGAACTGATCGTCACCTTCTGACGGGAACTTACCGAAGACTTCGACGTGCGCTTGGTAGCTGTCAGCCCCATATTCGTCGATGATGCGCTGATACAGGTTTTTGTCTGTACCCTCGACATCACGCGCGTCGATGTTGCGCGTCTGCCAGAACGCCCGCTTGCTGTGGAATGTCTCGTAGAAATAGCCAGTGTTCCGCCGCGGGTTGGAAAAGGCGACATGAAAGCGGTGCGGCGTATTCTCCGTGAAGAAACCGTCACTAACCGACCAGATGCTATCTGGAATACCGCTGGCTTCGTCGAAGATCAGCAGCACACCGTCGAAGTTGTGGACCCCTGCGTATGCGTCAGGGTTCTCTTCGGACCACAGCCGCCCTTCGACTGACCAGTAGCGCGTGCCTTTTTTGAGGTCGCGCTCGACCAGTTCGGTCAGCCACTTGGCTGGCATGATGCGTGTGGCGGCTATCTCGAACCAATGGCTGTTAAGCGACATCGCCAGCCACTTGGTAATTTCGGCCCATGTTACGCTTCTGAGCTGCGCTTCGGAGTTTGCCGACACGATGGTCGTGCTGCCGATGCGCGTAGACAGCATCCATATCGTCAGCCAGCTTACTAAGGCTGACTTGCCAATCCCGCGGCCTGACGCAATCGCCAGCCGCATGGTGTCATAGTCTAGCTTGCCGTTGTTCTGCTTGATGTGGTCGCGTAGCGTGCCCAACACTTCGCGTTGCCATTTACGCGGGCCTTGGAAATGCTCTAGCGGCGTACCCTTTTCGCCCCACGGGAATGTCAGTAATACAAAAGCTAGTGGGTCATCCTTGATTGCCGGCGACCATAGCCGCGACATCAATTCCATCTCTTCCGATGCGCTGTAAATCGGCTGCTGCATTTGGTGTGTTATCCTCTAGCTGGGGTATCTCAAGATACGTCCCTTCGATGACGCGCTGCTGTGCCTTTTCGAGCGCGCCTGTAATGCTGATCTGCTGGTCGATGTTCACGTCGATCTGTTGCTTGGCTACCCAGCCGTGCTGATGCTTGAGTATTTCCAGCGCAGCCTTGCTGTCGCCATCGCGCGCTGCGTCATACATCGTTTTAGCCGCTGTGTATTCGCCGTCAGCGCGACCTTTGATCTCAGCCATCTCCACCAGCGGGTCAGCGTCGGCCAGCACGCGGAATTGGCGCGGCGTCAATCCAGCAGCCATCGCCAAACTGTCACCCTTGAGGCCGTAGCGGGCAGCTTCATAGATTGCCTCTAGCCGCGCCTCTGTGGCTTGCGTCCGTTCTGGTGTGAATGGCAGTGAGTAGAAAGTCATTGGGCGTACCATAGTGTGTTGCAAACCAGATTGCAAAAAAAAATAAAATTGTTTGCGGACGGTGCCCGTGACAGTCACGCGGCCCAAGGCCCCACCCCTCCCCCCTCCAGCCAGCGGCGAAAAGCGATCGGCGATCAGCTCCAGATTTTCGGTTGGCCTTTTGGCTTTACGTTTACGTTAACGTCAAGAAAAACACATCGGCTGGCTGGCTATGCTGCGGTGCAACATTTATGCATGGGCGGGTTGTCAAGTTGCCATGACTGCGCGGGTCATGACTGCGCGACCATGACGCTTTACGTTAACGTCATGCGCGATTGATGGGGAAGTGTGACATTTATGCATCAAGTCAAATTGTCAAGTTGTCATCGGTTTTCAACTGGCCTGCCAGCGTAGCAAACCATATAGGTTATAAATATACATCTAATTTTCAAACATCACCTATATATCTATTTCATAACAATATGACGTCCCTTTGCCATTAATCCGCGCAATCAAGCCATTTTTCGGGACGTCATTTGCACCGCTTTTCATGACGTCCCTCACGACTGTTTTGACGTCCCTAAAATCCAAACATTTTACAGGATATCTGCCAGCCACCAAATCGAACGCCATTTGGACGTCATTTCACCCGATCGCATGACTATTGGAACAGATACGGAACAGAACCAGAACCTTTTAAGACTCGACCCTTTTCCATACTAACCTACCCTCAAACTCAAATCGCGCTATATGAGGCTTAAAATCGGTTTTAGAGGGTAGTGCAGAAATGCAACACAATTTGCTGCAAATCCAGAAATCGACATGAGAGGGTAAAATAGTGTCTTGTAACTACCCTCTTAAAATGTAGAATGAGGGCACAGCACGAACGAAAGGATTTTTTAAAATGCCACGCAACACCCACACGATTGTTTCCGACATGATGCGGATTGACAACATGATTAATTGCCCAGTTGCCAGCAAGGGCCAGCTTTCAAATCTGAAAGCTATCCAGCGCAAGCTAATGACCGAATATAAGCGCGCTGCGGCATTGCATCGCCTAATCAATCAGTGAAGGAGCAAACGACATGACCTACGAAATTATCGAAACTTTTGGCGTCGGCCCAAATCGCCGCAAGACTGTCGTCGCCACAGCCGACAGCTTGGCGGACGCGATCGCACTAGCGCACGATATGTTTGTCATTATCGACCTAGAGCGCGACCCGCTCAATCAGCATTGCGCTGACTTCTTCACATCATGCGGACGTGTGATGCAAATCGAACCATACGCATAACCTTAACCAACAGGAGTGAGAACCAATGACGACATCTTTTCAACAATACGCAACAGCCGGAGAGCGCAACATAGCGCGGCGGCTAATCCGCGCAGCGTTAAACGCTGGCTATACCATCAGCGTCAATGACGGCGAGGAATGGACTGTAAAGCGCAGCACCAATTCAAAGACCATCAAGGATGCGCTTTGCACGACAGGCGAGGACACGCTGCGGCTTCATGCCGCTGACCCCAGCAAAACTGTAGGCTGGCATGATGCTGGCAGCTTTAGCCTTATCTGGGGCAATGCCGACGATGGTAGCGAATTGATTGCTGACTACACCGACAATGGCGTCTGCAATGAACTTTGGGCGCTGGCACTGGGAGAGATGGCATGAGACGCACAAAGATAAAAGGTTATCGCGTCACCGATTACTGGGACAAGCCATGCGCCGCGCAGGGCCTCACCAGCTACCGCTATGCGGGGCCGTATGGCTGGATCATGATCGGCGCAGTCGACGATGTGGACGCTATCCGCGAAGCAGGACGCAGTAGCAGCGCCCCAATTGACCCTGCCAAGCTGCAACGCTGGAATGGCAGCGAATACGCCTAACACCACCGGACGGCGGAGCAATCCGCCGCGAGGATGGCGCTAGTGCCAATAATAGGAGTGAGAAACTATGACATTCATTACGCAAGCAATCGAAACCCGTTACCTTGGCCCGACCAACACCAAGGGCGGACGTATCAAGGCATCCGCATGGGGCGGTAGCGTCACTATTGGTTACGACCATGCGCTAAACACTGAGGGCGCGCACAAGGCCGCCGCAGACGCCCTGATCGCTAAAATGGGCTGGCAAGGTAAGTTTGCACAAGGCGGCAACGCCAAGGGCAACGGCTATGTCTTCGTAAACGTGGAGGGCGCGTAACATGATCGCCCACATCGCCGCCCTATCCCTATTCGCTGGCGCTGGCGCGCTGGCGATATGGTCAATCATTTACACATTGAAAGGAAACTAAACCATGACACACGAATATACAGTTATTTGGGGCAACATCGGCGACGACGACGGAAAGCGCCTTGACCATGTCACCGTTGCCGAACCATCGCAAAGCGCGATTATGGATGCAGCGTTTGAATGCTTCTTCGCAGATTGCGAGTCTTCCGGTTACGACTTGTCGCAAGCCGATAAGGACGAATATCGCAATAACACCCCATACGACGGTTACGCCGTTTTGCTTGGCCACATCACAGACGCGCCTAACGTCGGCTTTTACTGACCAATTTAAAAGGAGACTAAAATCATGAACGATATTTTTAGAACTGTGCGGGAATTACTCGAAAACCGCGATTGCGTCCTAATGGGTAACGCCGTCAACACTGAGGGCAAGCTATACGACGATAGCGTCGAGAACCTTCACGCGCTGGATATGCTGGAGCCGTCACTGCGCGGCCTTGTGGACGTATGCGTGGCAAGCGGCATGGAATGTGCCGAACTGTATGAAGTCATTGGCCTGCTTGGCTTGGAGGGCGAATAACATGACAAACGACCGCAACTATTTACGCATGATGCACGACTGCGAATTGACGCGCTACGCACAGGACAACGTCCGCACCGAACTAGAATTTGTCCTGCTGGAGCGCTTAGAGCGTCTGGTAGGCGTTGATGATGAACTGGAGGCGTTACAAATACTATACGACCGCCTAGTGGCTGAGAATAACGCCCTGCTGGATGATATGGCAGAATGATAGCGGTTCTTTGTGGAGCCGCTCTCTTTCTCATCACCCTTTTATTAGAGGATTAACCAAATGAACCATTATCAAACCATCATTGCGCTAATGTTAGCCGCGCAACTGTTCACCGCCTTTCTGATATGGGAAGCCGTCAAGCGCGGCGATGCATGGCAAGCCGCATGGACGCGCGACAGTGCCGAATTGCTATTCTGGAAACGTCACGCGACCCTGCGCGACCCTAAGACAGGCCGCTACGTCAAAAAGGACAAGCAGCCATGATAAAGCCACAACAAGCCGCCCCTATGGGGCGTAAGCATCGCATATCGTCCGACAGCGCATGGCCTTTGCGGAGCAGCATAGACGGTAAGACGTTTGCGGAGCGCCGCAAGGAACAGGAACAGGAACAGGAACAAAGCAAATGACAAGACCAATGACATATCCAATGGGCGACATCGCCGTAGGCGAGGTTGTCTCTATGCCAGCCACCAAGCGCGGCGATGCCAAGCGCACCAGCCGCAACGTCAGCCAATACGGCATCCGCAACGGTAAGACGTTCAAGTGTCGCACTGTGAACGGCGTCACCTTCATCACAAGGATTGTTTGACATGATAAACGTGAAATACCGCCTAGACCCTAAGACGGGAAGGCCGCTGCGCTTATACCCAGACCTTGCTGTTGTCCTGAACGATGACGGATCGACAGTTACCGAGCATTACGACGCAAACGGACGCATAACGCACACCAGCGCCAACGTAGCGCCCTATCCAGCCGATGAGGCGCAAGCCATATGTCCGACGACAATACAACAGATGACAGCCAGACCAGTTACAAAGGGACAAAGCAAATGATTGATGATGATGACACACTGCCCGACAGATACACCGAACGCGCAGCCGAAACCTTGGCCTATCGCCTGATGGAGTATCTGGAGTTTCTGGGCGTGATAACCGCCGACCATGTGGCCTATCTGCGCTGGCCGCCGATTGAATTGATCGAAGACGCAGAAGCCGCATTAAAGGATGAATAATGCCATTAGTAAGACGGACTAGGCGCGTGTGGACACCTGAAATGGATGCAGAGTTGATAAGCTATTACGCGCATGGCCTAAGACCGGCCTACATGGCGGAGCAAATGGGGCTTACGATTGCCTCTGTTGAAGGCCGCTATAGAAAACTGAAAAAAAGGTCTGCGGCAGGGTTTAACTGACTGAAAACAAAAGACAATAAAAATAACTTTCTCATAAGTCTTTGAAAACAAAGGAAAGAAAGTTATTGACATACCCTCAAACTATGTTATAATGAGCCATCAAGACGGGAAACCGCCTTGATGGTTCTTTGACATTGATAAAAGGAAAGTGGAGCATGACTTACTTGACAGCAAAATACATCCGCGCAGCCGTCGCCAAAGACCCGCGCTTTGACAGTAATGTTGAGTTCGACGAACCCGGCAAAGCTATAGTGTGGCTTGCCGATGGCTACACGTGGTATGCGCTAGACAGCAATCGCTCTGTCGAAGGGTTCGTCATTGACGAAGACAACAGCGACAATGCGGAACGCGACACCATAGCGTATTGGAAAGGCCAAGTGGCTAACATCACAGCAATAGTAGACTAGACAATAAAAAACCCCCGACGGAGTGAGGACGTCGGGGGTTTAATCAGGTCAGCGGAGCATAGCCGACCCTAAACGTATATCATCGCTGTATATCAGATGTCAAATCTTGCCTAAGTTTGACATCGTGTTGGGCTTTGGCAATTCTTCAGCCATGCGGCGCAATTCTGACTTGCTGTGCTTTTCCAACGCCTCTGGCGCGGCAAAGATGTGTTTCTTGTTTTGATATTCTTTCGAGTTGATGCGGCCAATGTCGATCCAACCCGCTTCCTTTAGCGCGTGCAGCAGCGCAGCCTGTGGGATTTTAACGCCCGCTGGCACGTTAACCGCCAGCGCGTCACAGATGCGATGGAAAGGCCCACCGATGACGCCATCAGAGAACACGCCCGACCGAAGCCGCATCATGTCCACAAGATAGCTTTCCGCTACGCTCATGCCATGCTCGACCATGTTCAGCTTCCATTCGGTCACTGGCGGCGCAGCGGCAGGGTTGAACGCCGACACGTCGCGCTGATGCAGCCAAGCGGCGCACTTCTCATAGCCGCCGGCCTCATACCAGCCCCACAGCGCCTTAGCCGCCGCCGTTGTCATACGCGGCGCGCGCGTCCAGACGCAGAACCAGCGGCGGTCCTGTGTCGGCAGCGTGATAGGCAGTGGATCGTTCGTGTAAGCCACCACCATCAGGCGGTTGACCAACTCATAAGGGTGCATCCCCTTGCGATTGACCGACAGCGTTTCAGGCGGCGCAGCGATGAGCGGCTTCAGCTTGTTAGCCATAGCGCGCCGTTCACGCGCCTCTGGCTCCTTTAGTTCGTTCAGGATGACAACTTCAGCCTCAAGCGCATAGCCCCACTGGCTGTCCAAGCCGCCAGCCTCAATGACTGACCGATTGCGCCAATGCTTACCGCCGAGCGCCCACAGAAACGGCTGGAACATACTGTCCTTGCCCGCGCCTTCATCACCGCCAATCAGGATGGCATGGTTAATCTTGACGTTCGGGTGCTGTATCTTAAACGCCATAGCGTCAAGGATGTGGTCTAACTCTGCGTCGTCCGACACCAGATTGCGGCAATGCTCCAGCCAAGGTTCAACGTCATGGTCGGCGATGTCATCGCTACTGGACACGTCAGGGCGGGCGTTTGTCCAGCGGTTGCCGTAAACCAACCCGTCGCGCGTCACCAACACGTCATCGCCAGCGGCGAACGTCACCGCCGACAACGCAGGTGCGCCGCGATCCTGCCGGCGCTCGTCAAAATAATAAGACGCCGAAATGCGGGGCTTCTTGCCATGCAGGGATTTGCAGTCAACGTGACGGAACAGGGCGTTAAAGACGTTACGCCCTATCTCTTGACGCGTCACCATGTCGAAATAGCAATCGTCGGACTGGATATAGGCGAAACGCTCGAACCATTCGCTTTGTTCCAGCCGTCCTGCTTCTTTCTTTTCGACCTCACGCACACGCGCTGCGGCCTCATCAGGAAACGCCTCGTTCGGCGCTATCTTGTCATACATCGACGCCAGACGTTCAGCGATTAGTTCATCACGCAAGCCCGGCGTTACCTTCGGGCCACCTTCATTGGCTACCCAATCAAGGAACGTGCGGCTGTCTAAGTTTTGGCAGTGCCCATGATAGCAGCAGAACGAACGATCCAGCGGCTTGTAGCGCGCCTCAATCATGCCGTCGCTGTGTTCCTGATGGTTAGGGCAGACGATGGCGCACCAGCCGTCAGCGTTAGGCGCGCTCAGGACTAGGTTGTTTTCAGCAAGCCATGTCAGGACGTTGTCCAGCCCATTGTCGCGCAACTGCACGGCTTTATATTCGGCTGTGTCGCCTTCCTCTGGCGTTACGTCCAGCGCCTTGCATATCTCGTCCAGCGTGTATTCACGCTCAGGGTTGAACGATACCAGCCGCGCAGGAAAGTTATTGCGCCCTTGCTTCAGGTTGACGCTGCCGGGGATACGGCAGTTGCGAACGGCGTTAGTCGCGCCGGGGTCAGTGTAGCCTGCATCCGCGATGGCCTTGATGGCCGCGCAGAAGTCGCCCTTCTTAGGTTGTTCGCTGAACGCGTAGCCCCATTGGAACGAACCTTCGCTGGTTTCCAGTATCCATGTCGGGTCAAGTGGCGGCTCTTTTGACTTCGTGCCAACGTCATCCAGCATCATGAACAGCACATATTCGACGTTGCTCGACTTGGCGGACGGCTTGCCGTCTACAAAGCGGTCAACGATGAACGAACCTGTGTTGACATACCATGCCTCGCCTTCTTTCATGCGGGTCTTTTCTGGCAGGAACGCAGGGAAGGTCGCCTTCGGCGCGCCGTCTGCGTGGAATATCATGTTGCCGTCGCTGTCGTGCTGCGGCTTCTGCCGCACAACAAGGGCTGTCTCGCCGACATTGTCTGTCGCCAAGCCAGTTATATACTCTATGAATTTCGTGCGATCCTCACTCATCGCTTGCTCCTTATTTGCCATATCGTTCCATAATTGCCACTTCAGCGTTCAGGGGTAGCCCTGCTGCCCAAGGTGGCGGCTCACACATAATCTGCACCAGCCGCGCGGCGGCGGCTTCGGCTTCATCCGCTGGCACTTCCAAGACGATTTCGTCGTGAATGTGCAGCACTACGTCATCCAACCGACGTAAGGCGGCGCGCAGCAAGTCGTTAGCGACAGCCTGCGTGATGTTCTCACACGCCAGACCGCGCCACAGCCGCGCCCTAGGCCACTCTTTCGCATCTGCGGCTGGCTTCCATGAAGCCTTGGCATAGGTCAGGTCGCCTTCCTCGTTAAAGCGGGCGAAAGGATAACATAACACACGGCCAGACGGAAGTGCATACCAAAGATGCAGCCCATCAAATAAATATGTGACGCGCCCGATGGTAAACTCACGGCCCTTGTTCCGCATGGCGCGCATATAGGTTTCCTCAAGGCCAGACCAGTAAGGCACAGCCCACTTGTTAGCCCTGCGCCATGCGTCCACCATGCGCTTGGCGTCGCTCTCAGACATCATCAGGCCGTAGATGCGACCCATGCTGGCGAAGGCCCCTACGCCGCCGGCAAAGCCACACGCCAACTCTTGAACCTTACCGATCTGGCGCTGGTCTTTATCGACATCGTCATAGCCGACATGGAACGTCGCCATAGCGTTGTGCTTGTAAACGTCCTCACCCTTGGCGAAGATGTCCAGCTTGTTCGCACCAAAGATGCTGTTGGACGCCCACGGCGTCACCCGCGCTTCGATGGCGGCCCAGTCAGCGACGACCAGCCGCTTGCCTTTGTCGGCCATCAGCGCAGGGCGTAGCATACCTTTCAAGACGTCTGTTACGCGGCGACCATATTCGGGGACAATCTGGTGTCCGCGCACCATAGCCTGCCGTACTAATGCAGGGTCGTCGGCACACTTTCTTGGGAAGTTGTGGACCTGAAGCCCAAATGATGAAGCGCGGCCAGTAGCACTGCCTCCTGCAAATACAAATGCTCCTCTAACTCGAAAATCTTCCTCATCAGCAAGCGCCGCGGCACGCTGGAATTTTGCCACGGACGATGCCCAGAGATCGTCTGCGCACTGGATGACTTCCGCAACTTCTGCCGGTACTTCATCGGGGTTCTCCTCCGCCAGCGTGAGCAGGTTAGCGCGCACGTTCTTGTCAATGGATAGCTTGGCTTCGCCGTCTTTGTAAAGCGTTGCCAGTTCGAGCGCCTGCGGCCCTACGCGGTCCAGCACCCACTTACGCATCTTGGGGCTGCGGACGGACGTTATCTCGCCCTGCGTCACCTCTGCGACGATGTCTTGTATCTCAGCCAATTCAGTTTCAGCGTAGCGCACAGCCGCCAGCGCCAACGGCCTGTCAAGCAGGACGCCGCGGTCGTTGATGCGCTCGTTAGTGTGGTAGTCGGCCAACTCTTCTGCCGACAGCGGACGCTGCGCCTGCGCGATGGCGCGCATGGCCCGCACATCCTGTTCGCAATAGTCAACCATCTCCTGCATCAGCGCGGCATCCTCGCGGAATGTGCCGTCTGACTGCGGGATGGACAGCGCGCGGATCAGTTGTCCGCCGCGGTGGTCTTTCTTCATGGTCGCGCCAGCGAACCGGCCCACATCTTCAAGGCTGCCCGGCGCACAGTTGGCGCGGGCCTGCGCTGCGGTGCAATAGAACTGCTCCAGCTTGAAGTTTACCTGAAGGACATACCAGAATATCAGGCGCTCAAACGCGGCGTTGTGCGCGTACACCAGCCCTTTGTGGTCTTTGACGGCTTGCGGGAAAGGCTCACCGGGGAGCCACGTCCGCACGTCTTCGTCATCAAATGCGTATGACATACACAGAACGTCAGTGCTGGCGTCCTGCGCGTAATTGTACACGCCGCGGCTGCGAAGGTCGCAACGGCTACGCGTTTCAAAGTCAACCCATAATTTAGACATAGAAGTTCTCACTCTTCCGCTACTCGCCGAGGGTGGTGGTTCACCCCCGGCTTTCGCGCCCTGTTATACTACGCGACGACGACGACGCGCACCATCAGCGGCTTCAGCTTCAGCGGCGACTTCCAACTCCGCGTCATCTGCTTCTTCAGCCGATGCGGTGTCCATCGACACCCAATCGACAATATTAAAGATAGGCGTATAGATACGACCATAGGTCTTGTGCTGGTAATGCTCAGACGTCAGTGTGAGCAATGGCACAGGCTTAGTCTGGTCCTTATCCACCTGATCGGCGATGGCAACTGCCAACGCCTGCACTGCACGCTTGCCGCCGACTGATGTAGCCGTGAAGCGCGCCTGCATATCCTTGTCTTCACCGTTCGTGCAAACCAGCATCATGCCGACCTGCATTTCCCATCCGCGCGTTGCGCCTGATGGCGCTGGCTCTAACTCTGGCAGCGGCTCTGACACCGGAACCAGCTTCTCAGCCAGCACTTCGCCGTTACCCCACGCAATATAGCCGTGAACGAACGAGAACGGATTGGCTGCCCACAGGCTGCCGTCTTCGACTTCGGTCTGGTCTGCACCGAAAACCCAATGGCCTGTCTTGTCCATCTTCAGAATGACTGTGCCGCCGGGGGCGACCTCAGACTGGATGGAGCGCAACGCGCCGGAGAGTGATTGTACGGACGGCAAGTTAGCGCCGCCAAAAGTTGTGATATTTGACATTGTATTGTACCTTTTCTGTTTACTGGATTTTAGACATGGCTTTGGTAAGCGTCTGCCCGATTTGCAAAACCGCTGGCCGGGGATCATTTTCCGGCGCAAGGGTAGAGCCTGTGGAGACAGCGACAACTAAGTCCGCTGGCAATTCTATCTTGGCTTTCTTCAAAGCCTTTTCCGCTTGGGCTGGTGACAGCGGCTTGGGGTCGCCCCATGCTTCTACACCAACACCCGTTAGGAAGGCTACAGCCTTATCCTCATTTGTCCACTGTCTTGTGGCGCGTTTGTTGACCAGCTTCCAGCCGGGGACTTTACGGCCTTCTTCCAGAAGCCCGTGCGCCATCTGCTGCAAGTCCTTGATGAACGCTTCAATCAGCGGCGCCTGTTCCAGATAGTGTGCAATCTGGTCAATCGGCAGCGCGTCAATCTTAGCTTTCAGTGCGCGGTCTACAGCGCCTGTCATCACAGGGCAGATAGGCTTGGCCGCGCACCACTTGCAATGGTCGCCTGACGCCAACGGCGCGTCTGGCCGCTTCGCAATCTTGACGGCAGCGGCAAGTTCTTTCTCGAACGCGTCAACGCGCGCAAGGTCTGTCACCCAACGCTTGACGTAGGGCGGCTGGACAATAATCAGTTCGACTTCTTTTGCGTCTTTGAAAGCCCATGCCGTATCCGCCGTGCGTTTAGCTGCCGCAGCGTAGAAGAGTAGCTGCGCGTTTTCTTCGACTTCGACAGCCACGCCATCGCCAAACTTCCAATCCAGAACGACCGCTCTATCACCAATGCGACCAAGAAGATCGGTAGAACCAAAAACGTCAGGCAGAAAATCACCAAAACCAACCCTGCTCTCAACAGCATATTCCATCTCCCCATGCGGGTCTATCTCGTCCAGCGCGCGCAGCGCCGGTATCAGCTTGTCATCGACCAGTGCTTCAGTCAGCACGGTCTTCTCATAGGCCGTGCCGACCATGCTGTACGGGTCAAGGTCACGCTCTAATATAGTTGCTATAGTGTCATGCAGGAGCGTGCCTTCGTCGGCGTAGCTGCTGCTGGGTTTTGGCGGAACGGTGTCCACCAGCGCCACACTGCCGGGGCAGTTGATGACGCGTTTGGCGGTCGAACCGCCGACTATCTTACTATGTTGCATATCGTACCTCACTTTACTGTTTGAACCCTCACCATACAGACAACAAAATTTGATGCAACCCTTGAAATGCAAAAAATTTTGTAGTAGCCCCCTTTTATGACTGAGAAAGAGATAGAGCGGTATTTCTGTAAACGCGTGCGGGCGGCGGGCGGTTTTGCCTATAAGTTCCGCAGCATTACGCAGATCGGCGTCGCCGACCGCATAGCCTGTATGCCCAACGGTGAGGCATGGTTCGTGGAACTGAAGCAGCCGAACGGTCGGCTGTCTGCGTTGCAGCGTATTTTTTCCGATGAGATGACGCACACCAAGCAGCACTACGCCTGCCTCTGGTCTAAAGAGGATGTGGACGCATGGCTCAAACGCTTCAGCTAAGGCCGTACCAGCAAGAGGCTGCGTCGTTTCTGTACGAGCGTGACCGCGCCATGATCCTTGCGCCTGTCGGCGCGGGCAAGACGGCCATTACCCTGACGGCGATGGATGAGATGCTGCGCGACGGCCATGTCAAACGCTGGCTGGTGGTAGCGCCGAAGCGCGTCTGTACGGACGTGTGGCCTGTTGAAGCACCGAAGTGGTCTGGCATCACTCCGGCGCTGGCTGTCGGCACACCAGCGCAAAGGGTGGATGCGTTACGAAGTGATGCCAGTGTTGTCGTCATTAACTATGACAACCTAGATAAGCTAGAGGATTTATCAAGTTTTGATGGAGTTGTGTTTGACGAACTGACGCGGTTGAAAAACCCCAGCGGCAAACGCTTCAAGGCGCTGGACAAGCTGCTGGCTAACGTCAAGGTGCGCTGGGGTTTGACAGGTTCGTTCACGTCGAACGGGCTGGAGGATGTCTTCGGCCAGTGCAAGATCATTGACCAGACGCTGCTGGGCCGCGCCAAGGGTGCGTTCATGCAGCAGTATTTCATATGCACCAACCGCGACTTCGGCCAGTGGGTTCCCGCAGCCGGCGCGCTGGAGCAAGTCATGCAGCGCATCCGCCCTGCGACGTTTGTGCTGGAGCCGGGCGAGTATAAGGACAAGCTGCCGCCGTGCCACGTCACAGAAGTGCGCGTCGCGCTGGACGACCGCAAGCCATACGAAAAGATGAAGCGCGAATATGTCGTGCGCTTTGGCGACGACCAGATCGTAGCGCAGAACGCCGCGTCGGTGACAACCAAGCTGCAACAGATGGCGTCAGGCTTTGTCTACAACCGCGACGCTGGCACGCCGTCCATCTGGTTCAGCAGCCACAAGTTTGATCGGCTGGAAGAACTGCTGGCGGAGAACCAGCGTGCGAACACCATCGTCGCCTACACCTATCAGGAAGAGTTGGCGGAACTGAAGCGCCGCTTCCCGCACGCAAAGACAATGGACGACGACAACGTCATCGAACACTGGAACGCAGGGCAGGTCGAATTGCTGTTGGCCCACCCTAAGTCGGCAGGCCACGGCCTGAACCTACAGCATGGCGGATGCCACATGGTGTTCCTGTCGCTGCCGTGGTCGCTGGAACTGTACGAGCAGACAGTCGGACGCCTGCACCGCAGCGGCCAGACGAAGGACGTCTGGGTCTATGTGATGTTAACCGAAAAGAGTATTGACGAACGTATATGGGCGGCGCTGCACGACAAGCGTGCGGTGTCCGACATAGCCTTAGAGGAATTGAAAAATGAGTAAGCTAAACTGGCGGTCGATGATCGCCGTGCTGTCCGACCTTACGGAAGAGCAGCTAAAGGACGCGCTGGACGTTGAACTGAAGACGCACAAGCGGCCAGCCCTCGCACGGCGGTTGCACCAAAGATACTCCGCGATGCGGACGGCGCGGGAGCGTGTCGAGATTATGAAGAGGTTGAAGAAATGATAGACGACAAGAGCGATGCTGGGTCGTGGGTAGAGGCCATGCAGTTTAAGTCGGCTATTGAGCCTGACCATTACAAGGCTGGCGGAATAGAAGCTATCGACTACATTCAGGCCAAGCTATCGCCAGAAGAGTTTGCCGGTTACTGCCGCGGCAACGCCCTGAAATATGTCAGCCGTGCCGGACGCAAGGACGCGGTCGGTCAAGAGGTACGCAAAGCTATTTGGTATCTGGAGCGGTGGCGGGACAGTCTTGTTCGCACAGACAAATAAAGCGACTGTTGTGTGCTTCGACTTCAGCTACCGTTTCAGGTGTGTCTTGCGTAGCGTTGTAGGTAATGGGTTTTGCGATAGCGCAGTAACTATTTATCGGTGCGGGAGCGGTCAAATCTGTTACGCAGCCGCTCGTCACGCTCAGGATCAGGAATAGCAACGGCAGCTTCGCCCAGTTCGATTTGCCTGTTAATTGCATCGTTCGCTTCCTTGATAGCTTCCTGACGTCCTTGCTGCCGCAGCTTGTTTTCGCTCCACGCCGCCCAAAGGCGGTCAAGCAACGACAGCAAAGACGACAGTAGTTTTATCATTAGTCAGCGGATTGTGCTGGGGACTCAACTAAAAACATAGCCGCGACGCCGGCAATACCTGCAAGAGCAGTAGCGATGGCTGACCATTCTTCACTGGACAAGCCAAGGGCCAAGGCAATGCCAGCAAAGCCAGCGTAGGTGCTAGGCTCTTTCAAACGGCTAACTAAAAAAGATACGATTTTCATGTTATTTTCCTTTCGGGTAGGACTTCCAAGGCAGTTCCCAATGCGGGCCATCCTTGAACGTCCGCCAATCGCCGCCCCACTGGAGCGGCACTTTTTCATCCGCCGCAGCGGCCTTCACAATCTTGGCTAACCGATGGTAGAGCGGCCAGTCCCAAGATACTTTACCGTCGATCAGCGGCGCTAAATCGACAGCGTGTCCTGTAATGTGACGTGAGTTCATCGTCTTCGACGCGCCCTGCTTGACCAACTGCGTCTGGCGCGCGACGGTACGCAAGCCTTCTAGCACCGTGAAGTCAAGGTCGGACATTGCAGCCGCCTTCTTGACAACGCGGACAAGGTCTGGATGCACGCCCTCAAGCCGGGACAGGCTACGCTGGCCCAGTATGATAGTCATGGCGTACCTTTTATAAGTATGCCGATTAGCAGCAGAATGATTGTGCCGGCCACAGACATACCTATGGTTTCAAGACGCTTCAACCGCGCACAGATACTTTCATACCGGAACGCGCAGACCTGTTCGTGCGTGTTGAGTTGTGCTTGGGTCTGGTCGATGGTTGTCATGGGTTAGCGTCTCATACTGTTGCGTGATACTCTGCCGTATATCGGCACGGGATAACCTTCGGAATAGTCGATGTCTATCAGCGGTTCGCCGGAGTCAGGGTCATATTGAGAAAACATCAATTCCGTATTGATGTCTTCAACGCGCGCCGGCATAGGTGCCATCGTATTCCTGACAGCCGCCGGCGCGCGGTTTATAAACCTATCTATATATTCTGTTGAAGGCTGCACTCGTAACAGATCGCCCGCTTTTGATGGCGACGCCAACGACGGCGCCAATTTACGCATGATGCCTGTTGACATCCGTTCAGCCAACTTCTTTTCTGCTTCCGTAGCAAACTGTCCGCCGCCGTACACGCCCGGCAAACCGCCGACTACACGCGACGCACCACGCAAAAGGAAGTTAGCCGTACCCGGTTCCATTGCTTCGCGGACGCTTGCTTGCGCGCCGCTGGCTAGGCTAAGTTTTTGCGCCGGGTCTAAATCTTCAAGACCTGTTTGGGCTACGGCACGGGTTGCGCTGATGTCGCCGCCAAGTTTTTTAGCGGTGTCTAACACTGGGCTTTGCAGTTCGGCGTTGATGTCGCCGCGGCCAAAACCTAAAATACCCTCTACAAATTCAGGGTCGTCACCCTCCATGACCTTAGCAAACCTTGCGGGAGACAGTTTGGTAAGTTCACGTTGAAGTTCTTGACGTTCAATACCTTTCATACCTTCAGCAAACGTGTTCAGATATTCACGCCAACCTTTACCGCCAGCCGCTTCAATAGCGTCATCAATTAAAGGCTGCGCTTCACCAACAAGCTGCGCTGTGCCTTGGCGCAACGCTTTAGGGTCTGTCGTATCTAAAATATTACGTACAAAATTACCCATTTCGCGGCGGGCTAAATAAAGCCCTGTAGCATCAATGACGCCGCCCATTTTAGCGGCGCGACGCTCCAGATTGTTTGCAAATTCTGACAGTATCCTAAACCGATCAGGGCTTACAAATTCAGCCTCCGACGCTTTTTGACGCAGCGTAGATACTAAGCCTGAAATATCTAACGGTTGTAGCCCTTGCGCGCGCAAATTAGCTGCGGCGGCTTCTGCCGCGCGGGCGTCTGCCCCCGCCACAACCGACCTATCCGCCGCTTCGCCCCCAAAGCGTTCCAATCCGGCGACAATCTCACGCTGCCGTTTTATATCGGCAGGTAAACGCAAGCCACTTTCACGGATAAGAGTTGCGCTCCGGTCGTTCGCCGTGAGCAGCCGCCGCGCGTTCTCAGCTTCTTCAGATGCCAACTGGCGTAGGCGCGCGGCTTCCCTTTCAAGCGGAATAACTTGTGTTCGCCCAATGTCAGACGCCCCAAGCGCCCCTTCGCGCTGCGGACCTGTTACATCCTGCAACGCTTTTTTAGTTTCTGCTATATTGCTTACTGCTTCCGTCTGGGTTTTGCCGCCGCGGATAGCTGTTCGCATTGCATTCTGTTCCGCCGCCCGCGCTGTCGCCACGTCGCGCAGCGGTTTGCTGGCTACGCCGCCCGTAACAAGCCTAGTAGCTGCGGCCAACTCTGGAGTAAGCAGTCCCTGCGACGCAAGAAATTCAGCCGTATTAGCTTTGATGTCGCGCGGCGCATTCTTCAACGCCTCTACGATCTTGCTGCTCTTATCGGCTACAAGGTTCCGCATTATCTGCGCCGCTTGTACTTGGCCTACGCGTCCAGCCATAAAATCAAACACAGCGCCAGCGCCATGCTTACCTACGTTAAGCGCAATAGGCGTCAGCGCGCCAGATACCAACGCATCGGATATATCCGCATCGGTCAACCCCGCGGAAATCAAGCCGGCGCCCGCACCGCCGGTGGCGCGCAAACCAACGCGCGCGGCCTTAGATGTAGCTACTGGTGCGCCTCTGGTAACAGCCGCCTTTGTTGGCGCCCGCACACCGGCACCGCCGCGTGCGATGGACTTTCCGATGTTTTCTACAACGCGCGCCGCCGTTTTTACGCCGGTTGCACCCAACTTTTTAGCCGCGTATTTACCCCCTTCGCGACCCAAAATTGCAAGACCGCTGCCACCCAAACTTACTGCTGGCGCCGTCCCGATAACTTCGCCGGCAATCTTGCCGCCGGTGTAGTAGTTGGGTCTTTGCGTCCGCGCACCAGCAGCAGTTTGTGCCAACTGTTTTTTAGTCTGCGCCGAAGGCTTTGCAGAAAGAAAATAAGCCGCAGGGTTAATATAATCCAATGCTTCAGCAATAGGCTTCAGGCCGCGTTCAATACCAGATATAACCGCTTCAGTGCGGCTAACTTTAGGGAAGCATTTTGCCATCGCCGCGCGCATGGTTTCGCGCGACGTTCCTTCTTTAAACCGATATACATTTCCGTCTGGACCTGTAACGCGAATGTCGGGCATTAGTCAAAGTCCCCCGTAGCCGGATTAAATACCAACTCTCTTGGTTTGCTTTTTTTGCTGGTTGGCGTTGACACACGCGGCGCAGCTTTACCTTCTATGCGCGCCCGGCGATCAAGCGCACGCTGCTCACCCTTTGCAAGAATGTTCTCCAATTCGCGTGCGGCGCGGATAAACTCAACTTCAGACGAGAACCGCGACAGCCGCGTTATGGCTTCTGTTGCTTTTTCACCTTCTTTTTCTGTAATTTGCCCGCCGCCCTTCAAGTCGTTGAACGCTTTAAGGAACGCCTTACCAACCACTTGCTTGAATTTTTTGTCAAAATCCGCTTCCGGTGAACCGGGTACAAACCGCATACCCGGAAAGCCCAATCCAACAACACCTTCAAAACCTGAGTGCGGGCGGCGACCGCCTTTAGGTACTGTGATTTGGCCTTGCTTGTTTACATACGCATCACCAACCATCTGGTTTAGAATGTTGCGACCTTCATTAGATGCTTCTACTACGGCTGGCGCCAACTCCATAAACTTTGCATCTGCCGTGCCGCGCTCTTTACTAAACGCTAGGTTACGTTCGCGCTGCGCCAAGGCTGGCGCAGCCGCTGCTGCTGCCGCTTCCTTAGCTTGCTCTTGTGCAGTCGTTTTTGCCGCTTCTTGCGCCGCAAGAACGGCAGGGGCAACTGGCGATGGGGTCAGCGCCATATTTGGATTGCGGCCTTTAATTTGCTGGCCAACTTGGTACTGCGCCAGCGTCTGTTCCATAGGCGGCGCGCCACGCAGACCAGCGGTCTGTGACTGCGGCGCTGGGCCACGCAAATCAGCAAACTGCGACTGCGGCCTTTGCACAGGGTTAGCCGCCATCTGCTGCTGGCCCATTCCGCTGTCAGCCAGCGACGGTGCATCGGCTTGCAGCGTGATGTTGGCTTGCTGAAATGCGTTCATAAGCGCCTGCTTATTCTGCGGCGGCTGAGATGCTAAAAGCTGGTCAAAGTCCACCTGCGCCATAACGCCTGTTTCAAACGCAGAGTTAACAATGCGCGACATCACATCAGGCGTCATCTGCCCTGCGCCAGCGCCGGCCATATCGCTTTGGTTGAACGACACTGGACGCGAAGTAGGCATACCAGAAGGAATATTATTAGGGTTCATCCCTTGGTTTATCAGGTCTTGCGGCGTTGTGTTGGCACCGCGCGTCGCGCGCATATTTGCGGATGTACCGGCGCCCGCGGTTGGCGTTGCGCGGGGTGGCGAGGCTTGCGTTGCAGTAGACGGAAGGTCAGTTATAACTCCGGGGGTTACTCTGGTTGGAAAAGCGCCCACAGGGCTTCTTTCCATAAGAATTAAGTTTCCTTCGGCGTCAAACACATCACTATGTTCTATAGCAAGCTGCTTTTCAGCGTCTAAAGTGTTGCGAAGCATTTGCCTGCGTTTAGCTTCAAACTGGCTTGGGTCGCTTACTAAGTCTGTTATTGTTTCGTCTATCCGCGCTTGAAGCGCAGGGTCTGGAAACATAGCTTTTAAGCGTTCGCCGCGAGATACTGCCTGTTCAGGCGTGTTTGAATTAATAAGGTCATTTGCAGACTCTTTGTAAAAAAGCATGGCATATTTTAGTCGTTCCGTATCTGCCTTTGCACCTGCTTCAGCTAATCTAGGCTCCTGCAATTCCGTCTCGTATTCCATCTCCTGACGTATACGTTCGCCTTGGAGTTGCGCTGCGCGCTGTTGCGACGCCATGTTCATCATGTTGGCAAACTGTGCGGTCTGGCGGGCAGGGTCCGGAAGCTGCGGGTTGCGCGCTTGAAGTGCTATCATCTGGTTTGGCATATCAATAACCTCTTGGAATACCCGGCAAATAGTTGCCCGTGCTGGAGCCAAACCCGCCGCCCGGCGCGCCGCCGCCGCTTGGAGCCGCGTTGTTGTAATAGTTAATCATAGCGTTGTTCAACGGTGCTTGCGCCGCGTATCCAGCTACTTGGCCCAGCGCGGTGTTAAGCGCGTTAGCTTGACCGATGTACCCAGACGCGCGGGCTTGACCGGCGTTGTAGATGTTGGAGGCTTCGTTCTGGCCCATCTGACCTGCGGCGCCGGTCATCACATTGGCTGCGGACTGACCGGAACCCATCAACGATTGCAGCGGGTTCAGCTTGGCCGACCGCTCGACCTGATAGCGGTTGAACGCGTTCTGGTATTCTTGGCTTGCCAAGTCCTGACCAAAACGCTGGATACCCTTCATGGTGCTGCCCGACATGAGGTTGCCGCGCGCCGCTGCCGACCGCTCAAGCGCCTTCATGCCTTCCGATTGACGAAAAGCGTAGCCGGGGTCTTGCTGGAATTGATCGGTGCCAAAAGACTTACCGAGACTGCCGTAGCCAGCGGCGGTCTTGTCGCCGCCGATGCCGAGAAGCTGCATGATTTCGTTCTGCGCGGTGAGGCCGCCCTGACGAAACGGCTCTTGCAGTTGCGTCTGCTTCTCGAACATACGTTCTTGTGCGGCGTTAGCGTCTTGGGCTGCCCGCGTTTGCGCCTTAGCGGCTTTACTGGACGCTGATGCCGACGCGGCACCGCCGATGACGGCGGCACCTAAAATCGCTGCTGCGGTGGAGATTGCCATCAGTTTAATCCCTTTACAAATACACGTTCTGTGGGCGCGTATCCTAAGCGTCCGTACATTTTTGCCATAGTCGTGACGCGGTCGTTGTCCAACGCAATCATAAACATAGCTTCGGCTTGTTTACTCTTACCCCATTTTTCTATCTCTTGAAACAGCAATTTTGATGCTGTTCCGCCCCTTGCGTCAGGCTTGATATACCACCACAACTCCTGCGCCACCAGCTTCGATGGGTTGAAGTACATAGGGTACGCAATCGCCGCCGTGATGCCGATCAGTTCGCCTGCATCTTCAGCCACCAAAACAACCATGTTTTCGTTGTCCAGCGCACCTTCGACGAACGCCGCAGTGCTGTCGCGGTTAAACGGGATCAGATGGTTTACAGGTGTCGTCGCCACAAACGCTTCCGCCAAGTCCATGTAGCATGGTAGGTCTTCGACAGTAGCGGTGCGGACTGTCACCGGCATTAGCTAACCAGACGGCCTGACGCGCGGATGTTGATCGCCGACGCCGTGCCTGCGATTGTGCTGATGAAGCCATTGTTGGGCAGCACATGGCCGACCAGTTCAGGAAAGGTGTAAGTCTCACTAGCTTGAAGCGTTTTCGACTTGACGATCAAGTTGTCGTTGCCGGCAGCGCCCGCAGCCGTGACAAGGTTGACGCTAATCGTCGCAGCCGTCGCGCTGTAGTTCGTCGCGGTAAACTTGTCGATGATCGTCTGTACGCCATTCGATATGTACTGTGTAGTCTGCGCGTTCTCCGCGGTCTTGGCGGGAATGATGTTACTAATGGATACGGTCATAAGATAATCCTACTGCTGAATTTGCGTAACTTCAACTAGCCCACACGGCGCCGCAGGGGCAAAAGCCGTAGCCGCTACGTTTGTCGGTGCAAGGCCTGTATTATCTACCGCCCACATCAACTCAATATAATCCCCAGCGGCAAGAGAGAAGAACTGCGAGTTACGCAATACCACATATCCGTTGTTTGTGGAAAGAGTTCCAATCACCGCACTGTTTGAATAGGTTGTCGTTCCGTTAAGCCTCCACCAAAGCCATGCGCTCTTTGTATTGGAGTTACCGGATGAAAATTGAACCCGTGCGTTAAACTGAAATAGTCCGCTTTCAGATACCTCAATCTGGCTTCCCGTAGCCATAACGCCGTCCGAAATGGTTGCTCCGTCCCATGACAGGGCATAGGCAGTGTTTGCGGCTACAGGAGTAACGCCAGTCGTGTTGTAAAACTCGCCGTAATAACGTTCTTGCTCGATTGTAGGGCGAACGAAAATCTCGCCATCAGTCACGCCAACCTTCAGCACGGCAGCAAGTGGGATTACGTTGTCAGGAGCAGTCGGCTTAACATTGGTAAAATCACCCGCTACCGTTGGCGATGCGTAAAGAATATCGCCTATGGTGAACGCGCTTGTGTCCAGATTGCGAACGTGTCCCCAGACGTTGCAATAGCCAACCTCGCCGCTATCCGGTAGGTCGTGCGTCATGACGCCAAGGATGTAGAGCGTTGGCGTTGCCCCATCAGCAAGATAAGGCGCAACAGACAAAGTATTGCTTGCACCAACACCAACGAAGCCAACCACCGTTCCGTTAGGGATTGCTACTCCGGTCATGTTTTCAACGCGGGCGTATGTTTCCTGCCCAATCTGTTGGATTACGTCGTATTCCATACCAAGGTCAAGCGTTTGGTCGGTCGGGTTCCACGCCATACGTCCGATTTTCCCGACGTGCGGCGCGTCTAACTCAAAGTCAATATAGTTAGTGCTGATCGTATTGCTGACTTGCGGAACCGGCGCGGCTTCTATCCCCTGAATAGCGTCAGCAAATACGGAGTCATAGGTCGCTATCAGCGACGTAGCATCTGGCGCTAACTCGACTTCTTCTTGGTTAGTCTGCGTCGCAGTCAACAGCGACAGGAAGAACCGATACCATTCACGGCTGATAGCGCCTGACCGCTGGTCGATCAGATCGACACGCGGCGGCGTTAGCTGGGTAGGGTTGATCGGTGAAAGCGCCATTAGGCCCGCGTCCCTGACAGTAGCAGTTCAGCACCCATGATGTAGATGCGTACAGGGTCAGTCCCTGACGCCTCGTAGACGCGGTCGCGTATCTTCAGCGTCGCACCAAGGCGGCGCCAGATCGTGCGGTAGCCAGACCGGCCAATGCGTCCCATCGACTTCCAGTGTTCGTTCGACCATGTGTGCCCGCCATCGTCAGACCAACGCAGCATGACTTGTGGGTTTTCGCCTTGGCCGTTGTTCAGGCCAACGCCTGTCTCGCAGTCAAGCTGCATAGAGTGCTGGATAGTACGGGCCAGATTGTTAGCGCCTGTCGGGAGCGCCCGCCATGACCGCAACCATTTCTGCGGGCTGCCGTCGTCGGAATATTCGTTCAGGTCAAACTCGTAAATCTTGCCGTTCTGGTAGTCGCCGACAACAGTGGTAGCGTTGAAGAACATCTGGCTGCTGGCGCGGTGACGGTTAAACTCGCCGTTAACAAACGACGCGCGCTCATGCCATGCGCCGGTGGCGACGTCATACACCCATGTCGTGTTGGCCGACGGGAAGTTCAGCACGTAGAAGCTGTGGCCGTCCTGCTGGTACGTGTAGCCTGTGGCGTCCGAGATGTCGGCATACTCTTGCATCTGCCATTCGATAGCGTGCGTTGACACGCGCTGGCCGATGTAGCCAGCGGCGCGGTAGACGATGCCTTGACCGCGGGCGTCTTTGCCCAGCCAGTAGACTTGGTTGTCCATCTTGGCGACGCTGTACGGCGCCGCGCAGCCCAGTTCGTTAAACGCGCCTTGGATACGCGTCAGCGGGAAGTCGAGCAGCCCTGCGTCGTACCAGACTTCGGTCGAGTTGGTGCCGAACACCCAGACTTCGCGGTGGTCCACAAAGACCGCGACCACATTGTCTGGATTGCCTTCGGCGCTGGCAAACTCCAGCGGATCGACAGCCGTGCCGTCGAGCAGCGACGTTACCCAAATCTTCTGTGTGCCCGGTTCGTTGAACGTGAAATAGCCGTCGATGTAGCCGACCGTGCCTGCACCGGGGAAGTCAGGGTCAGTGATCTGTTGGAACGCGTCAGTGCCGGCGTTGTAGATGTAACCTAATGGGTTGGCGGCTATGAATAGCTGCGTGCCGTTGTCAGCCATGCTGACAGGGCCAGTGCCGCCTACGGTGCCTTTGGCGACCGCGTTCCAGTTGCTGTCAATCTGGAACAGCGTAGGGCCAGACACGGCGTAGCCGTAATCGCCGAACTGCCACAGCCCGCGGATAGGCCCGATGCCGATGGTAGCCAGACGGGTTAGCCCCGGCGCGCGCTGGAGAAAGGCTGGCTCTTTGCCGCCCTCCGGTACGATTTCCGGAAAGAGGTTCACCATTCGGTTGTCTGCGGCGTTGACGCTTCTTGCGACATACGCCGACCCAAGGATCGGCGTCTTCATTAATAGTTACCCGCGAAGATGTTGAACCGCTGACGCGTCGCCACAATGCTGTACGGCATGGACATGATGTCGTCAGGGTTGTTGATGCGCTTCAGGTTGCGCTTCGATGCCATAGCCAGACGCGACACTTGCGGTGACGGCTCAACGCCAAACTCAGGTGCCATCTCGCACGCCAAGTTGTAACGGAACGCACGCAAATAGCCGGGCGGGAAATGCAGTGTGGTCGCCAGCGTTGCTGGCTGGGTGAGTTCTTCGACCGAAATGAAGTGCCATTCCAGATCGCGCGTAGGGCGCGGATAGACGTACATTTCGATGTCGGGGAACGTCATGTTGACGAAGATAACCTGCGGGTAGGTGGACGTGACGGTCTTGACCGCGATGCCGTTATACTGCTGCTGGTTAATGAATTTGATGCCGTAGCTGACGCCAGTGCCGGGGTCTTTAAAGTACGTTGAGTCCTCAAGCAGCACGGGGCGGTTGCCGGAGAAGTCGCCGGAAGGGCCGAGCGTGCGCGACAGTTGGCCTGACGGCCATGTGAATATCTGGTCCTGCGTCGAAAAGACCGCGAGGCGCTCAGTGTTCCAGCTATCAATCATCTGGTTCATGGCGCGCAGTGCGTCTTGCGACGTTTCAGCCGATGGAACTTCGCCTTCTGCCAGAACGCCTAGAAGCCTAAGCGAACCGTTAATTATGTCCCCAGCCGTTTCCATTGGTTAGTCTTCCTGCGTTGCGCGGCGGCGTTTGCTGCCCGCCGACATTTCGTTAACGGGCGCCACTACAGGGGCGTCAGGGTAAAAGCGTTCCCAACCATACTCTTCGTCGCAGCGCGCTTCTTCTTCAGAGATGGCAACTTTTGCGCCGTGGACGTCGTGAACAAGGTAGATAACAGCCATAAAAACTCCGTAAAATGGACGGCCCGAAAGCCGCCCAGATTAATTAACTGATCGCCATGAACTGCCACTTGGTGCCGTCTGCGTAGAACAGCTT